GAAACCTATCAGGCTGAACCACTCTATTTGCTAAAATCTCATACTGTCTTTTGATAAAATCGTTAGCCAATATTTCCCCTGAAAATATAGCATCTGCATACTCGATAATATAACTCATCGCCTCGCTGCCATGAAAGCAAGAAGTTCGTCTTGCTCAGCGCTTGTCTCCCCTCTGCTTTCTGCTAAAGTCTTTATAACTGTGTTGTAAGATTTTATCAAATTGTTGTAGACGTCTACCGCTGCTGCCTTTTTATTCCCATACTGATTTTCGCCATTTTTATATGTCTCTATGATGCCATCTCGCTTAATTATCTCCTCACATTCGATTAATTCTGCATGCAAAAAAGCTGCTCGATCTATTAACGATGTGACGATATCATTATCTGCGCCCAATATTTTTCTAAGTCTTGTTCGCTCGCGTTTTCTAACGCTTTCTCGTTTTTTCTCGTCGTAAATTTGTATAAATTTTCCCAAATGACCACACCCCCCTCGTGTGCGCGTTCATGTTTACATCTGTCCCTCTCCTCCGGTCCCCCTATGGACACTCCCCTTATTTTTTGAAGGGGGGGTTATGTGTTCTGTTCTGTCAATCTTTTAAAATACTTATCAACCATCTTGTGTTCGTAATCTTTGTCTATGCGTTTACTATCATTTGCAACTCGCTTATGACACTCTGCCTTGCTAACATCTATCTGAATCACTTCCGCATCTAGCCTCTGTGCTAATGCTTCTCGTTCATATTTGTTTGGCAATGTGGCTGCAATCCATACATGCTTACAATCTATCAATGAGTCTCTATCTGCTACCAATCCATAAAGATATTCTCTTAGATTTAATGCTAGCCCTGTGAGATTGTTGTACTTGCTTTCTCGCGGTTGCCCTAGTGCATCTTTAATTTTATCTAAATCTATAAGCAGATCTCCTGGTTCTTTGTGTTTGTTGATGTATGTGCTCTTGCCTGCCGCTGGTGCGCCTGACACTATGTAAACCTTTATGAACTTCATAACATCATTGTCGTAGTAATATCCATTCGTTAGTATCTTATCGACTCTTTCATTTGCGTGTAGTTTATGTCTGTGCTCGGCAAAGTGACAGTCTTTACAAAGACTCTTCAGGTTATCTAGGTTTAATGCGACTCTTGGGTCCTTTATATTTTCAGGTGTTAGCTCAATAACATGGTGTACCTCTTCAGCAGGATGCATACACCCAGTATTTTGACACATGCCACCATCTCTTATCAGTGCTGCTTCTCTAGCCTCCGCCCATGCTTTTGATTTGTAAAACGCCTTAGCCCATGCTTTTGCCATCTGTTCTCCATAACACAAAAGGCAGCCGTGCCCTTTGCCGACTGCCAATTGTGCATATAATTTCTTAAGAAAGGAGTGAATTATCATTTCCTCACACTGTCATAATAATATATATTTTTTCTCCCGGTGTGTCGCATTTGCCTTAAACAAGATTTAAGCCTTCTGCAACTTTTAGGATAAATTTTGACTTATAATGACCGTATGTTGCACGCTCTGCATCGGCAGGATATCGGTCTCCTCTGATGATGTTATTCCATATGCCTTTTCTGTATTCTTCTGGAATCGTTTTTATGGCATCGTCAATCACTTTAATCTTGTCGATGTATATAGCTCTTCTCTGCGCCTTTATATAGACTTGATCTATTATATCTCCGCTCCGTGGCATCCCGTCAGGTGGTGCGGGCGACTCGTCTAAAATATCCTGCGCGTTCTCTTTCATGCGAAAGTAGTCTCTTATCTGCCAGAGTGTTGTATGATATACAGCATTAGGCAAAATATATTTATTGTTTTTCTGTCTCTGATAATCTCTTTTCATATCGCGTCCTTTCTGTGCATGTTAAAATTCCTCGAATAAATCGAGTTGATCATTTCGTATCGTCCTTTGAGACTCAGCCTTTACTTTCTTGCCTCTTGGCCAAACCTTATACTTTCTCGGTGTGCCTAATGCAATTTCGACATACTCTAAGTGCTCAACCTTTGTGAAAGGGTGTTCGTATCTTCTTACGCTATCTTGGTCGATGTAATATCCAGGCATTGGCTTAGGATCATCAAATAGCTCAGCGCCACTTACAAATTCCCTCTTCACTATCGGCTTAACCAAATTTCTTGAAGTCGAATATCTTCTCTTGTGTGCACTCTCTTCGGTTCTGAATGTCTTCTGCGTTTCTTTGATGAGATAGCTCGCAAGCCTGCAATAGTTTCCTGTCTTGTCCAGTGCAGACATCTTTATCCATCCTTTTGACCACAAATCATTTACAGCTTTTACATTCACTGTATTTATAACAAGATGATGATGTATCCTATGGTTTTCGTATTCAGTAACAGCAATATACTTTAGTTCTATACCTTCTTTGCGTAAATCACGTCTCAACTTCTTCAGGAAGCATTCCAAGTCTTTTTTCGCCTGAATATTACTTGGTGCTTTATCTCCATAGGTTAATGTGAAATGTCCACTGCCATAGCCGAAGTTTGCAGCGAGCAATCTTCTAAGATTTCGCTCAGCGATTCTGTCATTATTCTTTTGTACTTTTTCAGAACTAGGATTAACTCTTTTCCCACGTCTGCCTCTGTGGTTTCCTGTAGGTAATTTTATTATGTGATCTATCATGCGACCAGCTACACATGTTTCCTTTATGATTTTCTGCTCAGCCATAATTTCCTCGTCAGCTATTCCCTTTTATTAATACTCTTATCAAGCTCGAATGCGAGACTTTCACTCGCGATGTTTTTCTACATATATATATGTAGTTTTTTATAATGACATTTTGAACTTATCACACATTGCTATAACTTGTATTGCTTCCATAGCCGCATTGACTGCGTGGTTTCTTATTCTATCGACTCTCTTCTTTTGCACTTCTATATCTTCATCTCTTCTTATGTATAGCCACCAAGAGTTCATTATCTTTTCTATCTCATTCGACTCTTCCGCGAGTTCCTCGGCTTCTTCAAGCAGTACTGCGAAGCCTTCGTGGCTGCTGTGGAATAGTGAGAACTTTTCATTTGCGGATTCTAATTCTTTTCTTACTAGCATTTCGATTTCGTTTCTCATTTCGGTTTGTTCCTTTCGTACCGTTTTATAGCCCTAAAGGGAAGCTCTTGCTCCCCTTTAATCTTCGTATATTATTTTCATCCCCAGCTGCAACGCTGTTAATCTTTCTACACATGCGCCCTTTGAACCTTCCCAATTTTTCAGCATATAGATTGCCTTGCACATTTTTAGCAATCTCAGATCTATGTCCATCATTTCGTCATACGTCAGCTTTGCGCTTTGATATGCCGACTCAAATCTCATTGGATTAACGACTCTTTCGCATTCTACTTCAAGCAATTTTTCAGCTTTGTCAAATGCTGCTCTTGCATCTTCCTCCTTAAGCCCTGTGATTGGCCCAGATATATAAATGCTATTACATTTCATTTCCATCGTTATTTTGTTCTCCCAACTTTACATTTTTCATTCTTAAGAATCGTTCAAGCATGCCCACAAGTTCCTCTTCAGCTAACTTGTGTCCTGATGTTCCTATAATGTTTATCATCTTAGGTTTCTTTCTGCTTGCATAAATCTTTTCGCCCTTTTGATATACGCTCCAGTTATCATCAATTGCTACTCTCATGATTAGCCTCCTTTAAAATATTGTTTTGCTTTTTGATTTTTAGATAGCATCCGAAGCATACAGTGATTTCCTCTTCACCCATGTCTGTGTAAAATGCATTATTATGACTGAGTTTCTTCCCACATAGAGCGCATCGAATTCCCTCTTTCTTATCCCTCATTACTTGCCGCCTTTTCCCTTTTCGCTAATAAGCGTAAGTATAACCAGTGTTGCGCAAATCACTATTGTTATTTTTAGTGCCATGCCTATTCTCCTTTTTATAATCTCTCAATCTGATTTGACATTATCTGTCTAAGTGCCGCTTTCATTTTGTCGCCCTTTTCTTGATCCTCTGCAGCTACATCCTCTATAGAAGCCAGGCAAGAATTGAACGATTCCTGAAGTAAATCTGATTTAACCTTGAATATAGCTAGTGCTTTATTCTCGCTATTTGCCAGTGCTGTTTGAAGCTTGTTAATAACGCTCTGCGATTCCTCGTACTTCTTCGTTATATCCTCTAACGACTTGTTCGTCTTTGCTTCAGCTTCCTTTTGAGCTTCTGCTTTGGCTTTACTGATGGCTTCTTCAATTTTTTTATCGCTGCTATTCTTTTCTGTTTTTAACTTTTCTTTTGTTTTCTGGAGGTTTGTCTCCGCAGCTTCTAGTTTCTTCTTTAGCTGTTCGATTTCCTCTTCAGCTTCAGATGTACTTTGCGAGGTTTCCTCTTCAGCTTTTCTTTCAGATTCTCTTCTGGCTTCTTCGAGCTGCCTTTTTAGAATTTCTATCTCTTCCTCCAGGTTTGCCTGCTCTTCTTCCGTTGCTCTTGCTAATCCTTCTACTTTTTCCTTTTCGAGTTTTAGTCTCGAAATTTCTTCTTGCAATTCTCTGACTGACATGTCGCTGGCGCCCTCTTTTAGTACCTCTTCCGCGACTTCCTCCGGAGCGGCTAAAAGGGCCCAAACCTTTGAAATTCCCAAATCCGTAAACGTTTGCGTTTTTGAAAAAATGCTATTTTCATCCTTGCATTTTTGAGCCCATCGCATCATGTTTTCAGCTTTTCTTTTGCTGAATGTCAGGTTGTCCTTGCACCACGATTCAAACTCACCATGTGCTAATCTGCCTTTTATTTCTATAAGCCTTTCGCCTGCCTCTGCAGCAAGTTGTAGTCCTATATTGCCGATTGCTTCCATCTGCTGATATATAGTGTTAACCTCTATAGTTAATTGCTCTGTTGCTCTCTCTTGTATGCTTGTGATTTCTTTGTATTCTGTTTCTACTATGTTCATTATGATGCCTTCTTTCTCTTTCTTTTGTTTGAAGTAACTATATGTTCAAACCAATAATTACAAAACGATTCGATATCATCTGATACTACTGCATTTCGTTTTCCCCTTAGCTGCACTATTTTATTCAAGGCCTTGTTTAACTCAAGCGTCGCTATCGGCTCATCAGGTTCGTTTATATTTCTTACTGTGAATATGTAGCAATTACCGGATATTAACTTTTGGCAATATGTTGCAACGCAGTGATGCATCTTTATTCCTTCTTCTTTAAGTTCCTCTATGCTTGCAATCGCTCTCACTACGAATGTTTCACTTGCAAATGTAAATTTCTTTACTTTCGCTAGAATCTTCTTGTATTCTTTTTCTTGTTGTATTGCTTGTCTGCGTTTTTTCTCGTCTCTCTTCTTGTTTATCTCATCTGTAAGTTTTTGATGAGACTCCCTAAGATTTTTAGGATATAAATAATATTCTTCTAACGGATATCCCAGTTCTTTTAGTTGTTTTAAATAATCTTTGTAGTCATATACAATTAATCGATTATTGTCGAGTTCCTTCTGTTTGGCTATATATTCACTTATCTTTATAGGATTTTCTTCTTTTGTAAATTCGCTTAGATAGTCGCTTACAGATAAAAACACTGAATTAAATGCGACCATGTTTTTCTTTGATATCTTTGCTTGATATTTTTTCAAGAATTTGTACGTTCCTATATTATCTGTGCTCTTATATCCCCATTGGTTTAGCTTGCTGATTTCTGTCTTTGTGATGCCTAACATCTTCTCCAAGCTATCCCCTCTCCAATTGACTTTGATATGATTTGCTTGATTATAGATGCGATCTTTTATTATTTCCTCATATCCTAGCTTCTTGAGATATTCTGCTTGTGGATATTTGCTGTATACATATATAAGTTTCATCAGATGACTTTCATCGTATGCATCATAGATTTTTATATTTACATACTTGAGGAATCCATTAGACAAAGCATCTTGGACACTTGCATGCATTGAACATTGATATCTTCTTAATTCTGCAGGAATGAAAGTTCTTATTCCTTTTCCAGTATCTTTTCTAAATTGTTCCTTTGGACTTCTGTTCCACCAATTTTGATACCAGGCTTCTTGCTTATCCCGAGAAAAATATAGCACTTCATCTATGCTTATCTCCGCCTTCATATCTTTGATATTGTTCCAATCGTCTGCAACATATTTATAAAATACAGATGCCACCGCTATTCTAATGTCATTATCTGTATGTGTCGCAAAGATTAGTGTTCTATCAACAATCATATTGCGTGTATGTGGCCATGTTGCTCTGCGTTTCCCACAGCAAGGACAGATTTCATAATCATCTGCACGATATCTATTTAAGTACTTATAATCTTTGCCACAGCTTAGGCAGTGTGCTTCTTTCTTAAACCTGTTGTAAATAATTGGGTAGTTTATTTCATCATTCAGATACTGTTTGAGTTTTGTTGGCCACTTTACGCTGTATGGAAGTTTCTGTTTTTCTCTAACGAAATTCATAGCAGCACCTCTAAAGCAATTCTGTTATATCTATCACCTTTGATTGTTGTTTTGTGTGCTTGTCCTCTTCAGTGATTTCATAGTAAGCTTCGGCTTTTTCAAAACACTCTTTGTCCGATATATACGCACCGCTTCCTGCTGCGCATTTTGTAGATTTGCTTCTTGCCTCTTTCCACATTTCATCACAAAAAGCCTTTAGCGATTTGTTTTCAGCTAAAAGCTTTGTTGCCACTGCATCCGTCTTGCAGATGTCAGTCAAGTATTCCTCAATCATCTGCGAAAATGCATCCTTTATTGATAGTGCCTCTTCAGTGATCTTTGCAATTGCACTATTGATAAGTTCTTTGTTCATTTCTCTTTCCTTTCTTGTCAATGTTGAAATTATATGTATTTAAACCCTTGTTCTCTTAATCTCTCTAACCTGTTGAGCTGCGATATGCAGTTTCTCTCTTCGTTTAACAATAAGTTTCCTTTTTTCGGTTGATTGTTCTTGTACTGTTTTCGAGCCGCTTGCTCAAGATATTCGATTCTGCGATTTAGACGTTTAACCTCTTCATCAATGACGATAGTTCTATTAACCGTATGCCATGTGCATCTGAATGTTTCCGTGTCATATGTATCACAGTTCTCGCAGCAGTGTACACAAATTGCTTTCCCTTTTAGTTTTGGACACTGTCTCATTTCTCGCGGATTGGGTTTGCCACAAGCAGGGCAATCAAATTCATTGCATCTTTTATTCATTTATATAAAATTCTTATTTCCTTGTGATATACTAATTCTGTAAGTAATAATTCATATCGAAAGGAGTTTATTATGATTGTGAAAGTTAATGATTTGTTCTCAGTTGTAAAGGATATGAAAGATGATGGCATGGACTTTGTTGAACTTTCCTTTTTAGAAAAGGATACGTCCAACCCTGACGACATTATCCCTGCATCCATTTTCTTTGAAGCCTGGTCTAAAAAGGACCCCGAGTGTGGTATTGGATACGATGATGTCTTCGCAGTTGAAGATTAATTCTAAAGAGCTGATTCATCGGCTCTTTATTTTTCTTCCATCTTGAAGCACCATTTCGAAATATATCACTCCTTGTTTTAGTCGCAACCTTCTTATCATCATTGCGATTTCTCTTTTATTCATAGAATTCATAGTGTCACCGCCCGGCACACTTTCTATCATTGCTGTCTTTATCATTGTTCCCCCTTATTTTGCTGCACTTAATATACGTTCTGCATAAGCTTGACCATCTTTGGTATTTCCTGAATTGTAGACACTTAATGCGTCTTTATAGTTACCGTACTTATTAAGCAACTCCGAGAGTATGTCACAGCCAACCGTTACATTTTCTTCCGGATTATATAGATTAGTTACTCCAAGCCTCTTCATTCGTTCCTTGTGCCAACGCTCCTGGATTTGCATGAGTCCAACGCTTTGTCCATTATCACCTTCAGCTGATGCGAGCCATCCACTCTCCTCTTCAATGAGTGCCTTTATAATCCTCGAATCTAATCCATACCTTTTGGTCATCTTATCTATATGATCATTTATTTCAAGCTGTGCTACTGGTACTGGGTCAGGCAAATCCTTTGTATAGACTTCCGGATTATCTATCGCTGTAGCTATTGCATTAAGTCCAAGCGCTATCATTATTCCTGCAATAGCTGTCATTATCTTTTTTATTCGCATATCTTTATTCCTCTTTTCGAACGTTGCTATTGCAACTATCGTGTTGTGCCAATAGTTTTCCGTCAAAGTCCCAGTATTGATATAAATATCTCAATGGATCTTTTGGGGTTCCTGCACCTAACAAAGCTGTGGTTTTTATAACCTTTATTACACATGCCTTTTCAGTTCCCCGTGGTCTGACCG